CAAATTATATCTAAATATAACGTTACATTCAGGATAAATAATGTCAGTTCCAGTGACATCTAACTGAACAGGAGATAATGATAAAGGAAAGCAATCTGTGAATGTAAATTCGATATTACCATTTCTATTGCTATTCTCTATTATAACAGATATATCAGAAACTTGACCATGTTTGGTATTTTCTAAATTTCTTTTTGTTAGATCTGTTGGATTAGCTAGACCTTTCATCCACGAAAAGATCTCATTATAATTTTCCATGTTCTCGTCTACAATAAAACTTAGATCAAGTTCAGAGAATTCTATACGATCTGGAACGTTATATAGATTATATAGAGGAGATGCTTGAGTCGCACCTTGCATACTAACATTCGGAATTGCTACCCTCTGAGTAAAGAATTCTACGTTTGGTATACGATCTATAGCCACTTTAAAGCTTACTGGAGACAAATAATTTGTAATCATTTCATATTTCCTATTGACATTATGTTTGATGTATGATAGTATTTATAAATATCAAGCAACAACCGAGAGGTAAAAGATGCAAGAAGACCATACAGTAGACGATCCTTGTGATGACTGGTCTGGCGATCTTGACAAATTAAGACGCTATACGCAAAAATAACTGTTGACATTTGCTGAAAAGTGTGGTAGTATACATAATGAACAAACTATGGAACCAAAAATATGAGTGAAGACTTTAAAATTTTAACAGCACGCCAACACGTCAGAGAACGTATTGGTATGTATATGGGTTCATCTGCTAAAGAGCCGATTGAACGATTCATTGTTGGTGAGTGGAAAACGGCTGAGTACGTTCCTGCTTTATCAAAAATGATTGATGAAATTCTTGATAACTCTATCGATGAAGCTATTCGTACAAACTTTAAATATGCGAATAAGATTAATGTTTCAGTCGATAAAGATAAAGTTACTATCACTGATAACGGTCGTGGTATTCCACAAGAACTCGTTTATGATGAAACAACGGATAGCAAGATTGCGAGAGCAACTGCTGCATGGACTCGTGTTAATGCGGGTACATCCTTTGATGATGAGCGTGTAACAATTGGTACAAACGGTGTTGGTTCCGCCGCTACAAACTTCTTATCAGCAAAATTCGTAGGTAAGACTTGGTGTAACGGAAAATTACTTACCGTTGAATGTAAAAATGGTGCTGAAACTATTAATGAGAAAACTACTCCAAGAGATGGTAACGGTACTGAAGTTTGGTTCGTTCCTGATTTCTCAATGTTTGAGTGTGAAAGCTTAGGACAATTTGATACGATCTCTCTTATCGAAGATCGACTAATGAGTCTTCAAATGGCTTTCCCTGAAATTGCATTCTCTTTTAATAAGCGTCGTATTAAGGTAAACAATCTTAAAAAGTATGCTGAGTTATTTGGCGAAGATGCAATCATCGAGAAAACAGAAGATCTATCATTTTTCTTCTCAACATCAGAAGATGGTTTTCGTACAAACTCTTTTGTTAATGGTGTGAATACACGACAAGGTGGTACGTATGTCGACTTTATCGTGAATGGTATTGTAGATGAATTAGTTACAATGATTAAACGTAAACATAAGATTGAAGTTGTTAAGTCGACTATTAAATCTGGTCTTACGTTTGTTATGTTTGCTAAGAACTTTACAAATCCAAAATTTGATTCACAGACGAAAGAACGTTTAACGAATCCAACCGGTAATGTAAAAGAACATGCTATTGCATCTGGTGTTCGTGAAGCAGATTTCTTTGCTCGTAAAATTATGAACACACCATCTATTATTGATCCAATCATCGAAGCTCAATTGGCTAAGAAGATTGCTGCAGACAAACGTGCTGCTACGATGGCTCAAAAGAAATTACGCAAGGTTAAAGTTGCTAAACATATCTCAGCTAACCGTGATGATGCCACTCTTAAAATTGTAGAGGGTGACTCAGCTATGGGATTCCTGCTGAAGGTACGTGATCCCAATAAGGTTGGTGCATACCCATTACGTGGTGTTATCATGAACACATGGGATATGAAACCAGCTGATGTTCTTAAGAATAAAGAACTATCAGAATTAGTATCAGTTCTTGGATTAGATATCACTAATCCTGATAGTGTTGAAGATATGACATATGAGCATATTGCAACATTAACTGATGCTGACCACGATGGTATTGGACACATCAGTCCTTTACTTATTGCTTTCTTCTACAAATTCTGGCCACGCCTATTGCTTGAAAAGAAAGTTAAAATTACTCGTACACCAATCATGATTTCATCTAAAGGAAAAGATGTTAAGTGGTTCTATACGTATGAAGATGCTAATGACTTCAAATCAAAAGAAGCAGGTTGGAAGCATCGATATATTAAAGGCTTGGGTTCATTAGAACAAGATGAATATGATAAAATTATCAACCAACCAGTGTACGATACTGTAACAGTCGACGATGCAAGTATTTTCCAAATGATGTTTGGTAAGGACTCAGCATTACGTAAAGAATATATGATGGTATGATACCACATAAGAAATGTCATAAGGAGATATTATAATGGCACTAGATCAAGATTTTATGATTCATGCGATGCGCTCACATGCTAAAGGACACATTGATAAACATCGAATGAATGTTGAAGTATATCTAAATAACTCTGCGGGTATCGGCGAGCATGCCGACGTATTTGAAGCTATCGAAGGTGAGATCCTTGAGATGGCAAAATACCAAGATGTTTTAGATATGCTTGATAAATATTTTCAATAAAGTTGAAATTAACTGTTGACATTTGTTTAAAACTGTGATAGTATAGTACTATAAACTAATAAGGAATAGGTATGAGTCTTCTCCAATTTACAACTGATCCCAACGAGTATCCTATCTCGCATGTAGCCAAAAATGAATGGTTATCTTTTGCGATGTATACCGTTGAGAGCCGTGCAATCCCTAATATGATTGATGGTTTAAAACCAGTTCAGCGGTTTTATCTTTATAGCTCTATTCTCAACTCCAAACGAGACTTTAAGAAAGTTTCTGCTGTTGCTGGGATTATTTCAGACTATGGATATAACCACGGAGAAGCATCAGCCGCAGGGGCGGGACAACTGATGGCCGCGACATGGAATAACAACGTCTGCCTAGTGGAAGGACGAGGATCTTTTGGTACTCGTTTAGTACAAGATGCAGGTGCAGCTCGTTATGTCTATACGCGCCTCCACGATAACTTTGATAAGTATATCAGTGATGTTGATCTCGCCCCTGCTCACGAAGATCCAGAACATGAACCTCCCTCATTCTATCTTCCTGTTATTCCTTTAGTACTAGCTAACGGAACTAAGGGTATTGCCACTGGTTTTGCTACAAACATACTTCCAAGGGCTGTAAACGACCTCTCTGCTTCAGTTCGTGAGTACTTGTTGAGTGGTAATATAACCAAGAGGCTTCCAGTGTCCTTCCCAGACTTTATTGGCAGAGTCGACTATGATTCTGTCGAGGGTCGTCACATTGTTTATGGTAAATACCATAAGAAAACAAAAACTCAGATGATGATCACTGAAGTTCCATACGGATTTGATCGTGAAAGCTATGTCAAGATCCTTGATAAGCTTGAAGACGAAGGTGATATCGTATCATATGAAGATCAATGTGACAAAGATGGTTTTAACTTTGAGATCAAATTAAAGCAAAACACATCAGCTAACTGGAATGATACTAAAATCATTTCTAAATTTAAGTTGAGTAAACCACTTACTGAAAATCTAACAGTGATTGATCAGGATGGAAAGCTTCGTGAATACGATGATGAGCGTCAGCTTATTAAAGATTTTGTCGATTACCGTCTTGGTGTATTACAACAACGGATTGAAAAGCGTAAAGAAGAAGCTAATGAAGCCGTACGTTGGTTGAATGTTAAGATGGAATTTATTCAATCAGTACTTGACGATAAGATCGTATTTAAAAATCGTAAGAAGAAAGATGTAGGTAATCAAATCCTTGAGAATACTACAGCTCTCGATAATGATATAGATCGTTTGTTACGTACTAATATTATGGGGCTTACAGATGAAATGGTAAGGGAACTAACCAAGGAAATCCGATCAGCTCAAGCAGAATTAAAGTTTTGGACTAAAACTACACCTCAATTACAATTTGAGAGTGACTTAGAGGGAATAAATTAATATGTTTGGAATGTTTAAGAAGACACCAGCCGAAGAAGAACTATTAGAATATGAAACATTTGTGGATTACACATCTCCGTTTCCAAGTATAGATCAGAAAGAATTAACATATAGTGAACAGTTAACGGTGCTCATGTATCAGCTCGATCGTATCGAAGATAAAATCGATCAGCTTTCTATAAATAGAGACGAGAATGAAACTTGAGATTTTAGGTCTAGAAAATACTCTAGCTTCAAAGTTTGTAAACTTCTGTTGTGATGAACTAAGTGTTTACCCAGATATTATAACCATCGAAGCTACTGATACTCCTTTGCGAAATGGTGCATTGGGATTATGTTACGAAGTTGAATTCAAAGACGAATACTATATTATAGTATACAAAGGTGATAGAAATATTACTGAAATTTATAATACCATCTCACATGAGATGATACATGTTAAGCAATTTATGACTCAGTCATTAACTCAGAAGATACGAGAACACATGCCAATCTACGGAGAGCGGTGGTGGGAAAAAGAAGCTAAGAAAAATAGTTTCGGTTTAGTGGAAAAATATGTTGACATTCTATACGACATGGTATAGAATGGATTTAGTAGAGTAAAGTGAGAACAGGTTTAATGAAAAGCGTCAACGATAAATCAGATATGAGCGAACTAGAAAAGTTGGTTTTT